TCAGACGCCAAGGCACTCCCTGGCCCATCGTTCCACTGCGGCATTCTCCGCATCGTCGCCCAGTAGGAGCAGAAACCCAGCGTTCTTACCAAGCGAAGCAGGTTCGATGGTCTTAATGATGCCGCGATCACGCAGGAACACCCAGGCATCGCTGATGCTCTTCTGGATACTGTTCTCACGGGTCTTCATCTTCGCTTCCGCATTACCGCCCATCGCCTGTTCGGGAGTGAGCATCACCATTCCAAGCGAGTCTGAGATAGCACGCCATCCAAGCGTGTAATAGCGGCATGGCACTTTCTTATCCATGAGTTTCTTTGGAGGACAATTGTTCTCGCTATCCCAATCGTATGTTTGCGAAGCCATGAACATGAGGACGAGTTCGGCGTTCTTGTTGAGGGTCATGTTATCGCCACGTCGAATCGCCATGCGTCCGGCACGGTTTACGTCGTATACGGCTTGCATGTTCTTGTAGCCCATATTTTCCACGTGTCTTTCCCTCCATGCCTAGCGCTATGCTGATGCACGGAGAATCTATGCAAACTGGTTTTCCGATTGCCCTTGTCGCTGTTCGAGAGCGGCAAGGGTTTTTGCTACTTTCGCCTATAACTCTAACTCTACACATGGATATAATTACAACTACTGTCGGGTAGTAGATACTGATAGTTTGTCGGTGTAGCTCCAGTTACATGTATATAAGTATGTACATGGTTATACATTCTTCTTACATTGTGCGTTTGTCATGATTTTGCCAATTAAAAAGCACAAACGGTCAGAAAGAGGGTATGAAAAACCCGCCTGCAACAAAACAGACGGGCACGAGAAAAACATGGTTCACATAGGACTGCTGGCGAGAGTGATAATCATAGCCAGGAAGCATACGCCGACAGCGACTCCAATCACAATCCAGCAATTTCGCGCATGAATGGAATTACGCGACTCGATATAGTCCAGAGCCTTCGCCCTCACATTCCGCTCGATGGCATCTGGTGCGGAATCGGTCTTGGCCGTAATCTCATACAATTCGTGCAACGTCGGCTTGCCGCCGTCCGCATCGTCGATGCGTTCCAACTCATACTGGGTACGCCAGTCAATCAACCCGGACATGCGAATGCCGTTCCGCACCGCCGTCTGGATCAGCAGAACGAACGCGGCCATACCGATGGCGATACCGGCGATAACGCATATAATTTCCATGATGTCCTCCTTGCTCTCCTGCAATATGTCTCAACAAGGATTATCCCCCCAATTGATGGCTGATGAATCATGGGCGTTTCTCGAACAGGCCATCCTTGAGAATCTGCCTGTAATCCGCGAGAACCTGCATGGTCACGTCCAACTCCGCCGCCATATGCCAGGTGTCGCCGTCCCACGTCCGTTCGGCCATGGCGAACTCGGCCGGGCTTATCAACGTCAACGCCGTCTCGCGTCGCGCCCTACGCTCGCACTTCGCGCCGAACCGCGTGCCGCAGCCAAGATCACGGTACTTCGCGTGCACAAGCTCATGGCATAGGGTGCAGAGACTCTGCCGGTCGTTGAGCCAGTCGGCAAGCCATATCGTCCGCAGCCGGTCGCAGTACAGGCCGCAGGTAGTGCCGGGAATATCGGATTCCAAAACCTTCAACCCCATGGCTTCGGCCTGACGTTCCAAAACGTCGATGGTGATTCGAGACATTGTTCCCTTCGTATTATTAGGCGGCGGCATCATAAGTGAATGCCGCCGCCATATTCATTGCTGTCGTCAGTCTTCCGGTGTTTCGGCTTCGAGTCTCGCGTTCGGATCGTCGTTCGCGGCCATGTCGAACTCTTCACGGTAGATGATCGGACTGTTCACCCAGTCGGCGTCAGCGTTTTCCTTGAGACGGCGTGCGAGTTCCTGAAGCAGCTCGTCATCCGAAGCGTCATGCAGCCTTGCGACGGTCTTTCCGTTAGCCATCTCGTCGGCCCTTATATATCCGAACTCAACCAGAGCCTCTACGGGATTTTCGCCATATGCTCTAGCGATGATGATTACCGACTCGGCGCTGAACTCGCATCCTTTGTTGTATTGACGCCAGAGGGTTGAGACGCTGAGTCCGGTCTTGTTGCTGATTTCATTGATCGCCGCATCATGCGTTAGCTGTGCGAAATATGTTTTCTTATCCATGTATTTCATTATGAAATAAAAAGTCTTTCATGTCAACACGCCGAAAAGGTGTTTCGACTTGAAAAATCTCTTTTCACTGTGGTATATTACTTTTCAGGTTGAAAAACAAAATGCTTCACAATGAAAGGAACAGTGCTGATGGCTGAATACAAAATGCAGTTCCGAGACGGCTTCCTAGACCGAACCAAACAAATGAGCGGCCTCAAAACAGACGAAGCCTTCGCCGGAGCAATAGGAGTCAGCGAAAGCGTCCTAGCCAGAGCCAAAAAAACAAACGAATGCACACCACTCATGCTCATAGGACTCTACAAAGCATTCGGCTTCCAACCCGGAGAAATCGCCCAAATCAAACAAACCGCCTAACCACACCACACAACGCCAACGAGCAAAAGGACAACCAATGAAAATCAGCACACCACACGGCACTCTCGAAGGCGACAACATCGAAGCCATCCTCAAAGAGCATGGATATGACTGCCTGCATGATGCCGACCTGCGCTACGCCAACCTGTGCGGTGCCGACCTGCATGGTGCCAACCTGTATGATGCCAACCTGAGCGATGCCGATCTGAGCTACGCCGACCTGAGCGATGTCGACCTGCGCGATGCCAACCATGTACAACTCAGCATCGCCAAAATCAGCATCCTTCCGGATGAAGGCGACATCATCGGCTGGAAAAAAGCATACGTAGACGGCACAATGCTACTGAAATCAGTCATCGTAAAGCTCCTCATTCCGTCCGACGCGCAACGCTCCAACGCCACGGGGCGCAAATGCCGCGCCAGCAAAGCACGAGTGCTCGACCTGCAAGACAAGCAAGGCAACAGCCTTCCACCAGACACCACGGCATACAGCGGACACGACACAGACTTCACGTACAAAAAAGGCGAAACCATTCACGTCGAAGACTTCGACACCAACCGGTGGAAAGAATGCGCCCCCGGCATCCACTTCTTCATCACCCGCATCGAAGCAGTCGAATACTAAGGAGGCTCCAAATGAGCAATGAAATCCAGCGATTCGATTTCAAGGGCGAATCATTACGCGCCCTGACCAACATGGCGGGGGAGCCTTGGTTCGTACTCAAGGATTGCATGAGCATCCTTGACCTCGGTAATCCAACCGAAACTGTCAAAATGTTTGATGATGACGAGTTCAGTACTACTGAAGTCATCGATTCGATTGGCCGTCGGCAGCAGGCGTACATCATCAGCGAGCCTGGCCTGTATCGTCTGGTCATGCGCTCGCGTAAGCCGGAAGCGAAGGAGTTTCAACGCTGGGTGACGCATGAGGTGCTGCCGTCCATTCGC